GTCGCCCAAATAACCACCGATGCTGGCAGCACTGGCTGTGCCCGGTACTCCTAGGCTGGCCCAGTCAAAATCCACAACACGACTACCTCCAGTACCGTCAGCATTGACAGCAAACTCGGGATGGTTAGGTTCTATACCTGAATCCATAACAATGACATCAACACCGGTACCATCTAGGTTATAAGGAAATTCAGCTGTAACAGAGGTGTTGAGATTATAGGGATCTGCTTGATTTATACATCGAAGCAACCCCCAATTTTTCATTGTATTGGTGGTCGATGAAGGATGTCGATTATAGTTGGAACTGGTACGAACTGCTAAGAATCCTTTTTTAACACCTTCCTGTAGATCTGCTTGCAGTTCTACTGTAGCAATTCTCGAGTCTTGACGAATTTGTTTTGCTTCCTCATCGGTGAGATTAAAGTGAGCACACCATTCATTGAATGGCCGTTCGTTGACGACTTCGATGTCTCTGGTGGGAATAAAATTGTCCCCGAGGCCATTTACTGTCAGTTCATCCCATAGTCCGGTGTCCCATACCATCGGATCTTTGACCGTAATGATATACTCACGCATTTGCATCAATACCTTTAATCGAATGAACCACCGTCGATTGACAACGAATCAAACAATGAACTAAGACTAGCCCATGTTGTATTGTAATCTGTTCCATCAACCTTGACCAATAGTTGACCGGCAGTTCCGCCGCCGGCAACACCCGGTCCCCGAATTGGACCGGCATTAACCCAAGTTGTGCCGTTCCACACATATCCATCGCCTGTGGCAGCGACAACCCATAGATCTCCAGTGGTATTTCCACTAGCAGGAAGCTCAGCTACTGTCGCTACTGTACCCTTTAAAACAAGGCCGGTACCTGTTTCTCCCTGTTCGCCTTGTTCGCCCTGTTCACCCTGTTCGCCCTGTGGTCCCTGTGGGCCTGTGGGCCCAAGATCACTAGTATTAATAGTACCTGCCATTGACGCATGATGTTGGCAATTGTAATATAATGTGCTTGGTGCATCAAAAGGAACGATAAATGTGATGGTACCATTATCGGTACCATTATTGGTTACACCGGTATTATATTGATTACCTGTACCAGTTGTTTGAGTTGTTTTTATCCAAAACGGATGACCACTAGCGGATATAGAAAAATAATAAGTAAATCCTCTTATAAGATTAAGAGTAGGATTATTGGATCCAATAATTACATAAGCACCACTTTCAGAATTAGTAACAGTATAGGTAGCTCCCCCTGCTGATCCTGTTTCGCCCTGTTCGCCTTGTTCGCCCTGTTCGCCTTGTACTCCCTGTGGGCCGGTAGCACCTGTTTCACCTGCTATAGTTATATTCCACGAATTGGCGACGCCAATGCCGTTGGTTTTAACTACATCAACAGTCATCACATTCGATGAAAATGCAGTAACTGGGCCTTCCATATAACTGCTTGTATCGGCTGTTGATATAATTTTTACTCTGCTGCCAACTACAAAAGCTGATTGGGTGGCTGTAAGATTTGTGTTAAACGATTTCGTTTCTAGTAGGCCATCGGGCGGAATCGTCATAAATGTGCTAGATGTAAGCACGAATCCAAGGCCTGTGTCTCCATGAATACCCTCTAACCCTTGAAGTCCTTGTAACCCTTGAAGTCCTTGTATTCCTTGTAATCCTTGTGGACCAATTACATTACCAGCATTAATTACATTATTGTCACTGGTTGTGATTATTAAGTCGCCAGAGCTGTTAACAGCGGCAGCAGTGATGTGTTCACCAGCCGGACCTTGTGGTCCCTGAATACCTGTCGGCACAAGCTGGCCACCGTTGAAATAGATATCGCCTTCGGCTTCAAAAATTAGATCATTCCCACTGGCAAATGTTACTGGGCCTGTACCAGTAAATGCAATATTTTCTACATTTAGACCTGTTGCAGTAATGGTGCCATTTACTTCAAGTTTGCTGGATGGATTCGATGTTCCAATGCCGACGTTACCGGAGTTGAAGTAGATATTGCTGCCGCTCGTTGTCCATTGTCCAAGGTTCGTCAGGCCTGGTAAGTCAATCGATGAAATCAATGCATGCCATGCGCCTGCGTGTGCAAAATACATTTTGCCATCTGCATGACTGTGTGCAATGGCTCCGTGAGCACTGGCAGCACTCGGGAAATTTGCTTGGTTATCAAAAAGGAACGGAATGACTGATCCAGTTCCCGTGGGCGCAATGATTGCACCCGCGTCTGAAATTGTTACCAAACTGTTTTGAACCAGTTTTCCGGTGGTGGTGTCAAATCTAACAATAGCGTTGTCTGTGGCCGATGTTGGTCCAACAAAATCACCAGCTGCACTGATAACACCAGTTGCCGGATCGTAGGAGATATTTGTGCCGGCACTTATGGCTGCTCTAGCACGAGCGTTAGTGAAGTATAGGTTGGTTGGACTTTCGGCAACATGATAGGTTGTTACTGTGGCCAACTCGTTCCAAAATTTTAGTCCAAAATCACTAGCATTTAGTTTTGCAGACAGTTGATTGGTGATAGTGCTGGCAAAGTTAGCATCGTTATTGAGAGCAGCCGATAATTCGCTTAGAGTATCAAGCGTAGTGGGCGCACTGGCAACCAGTGCTGCTACGGCAGCGTCAGTGTAGCTTTTTGTTGCAAGATTGCCAATTCCAACCACAGTGTCAACGAAATCAATACCAGTAGTTTTGACCGTGACACCATTTCGTACCAACACGAATTCATCATCGGTATCAAATGTAGTAGTAGCATCAAGCTCGCTAATTTTAACAAATACTTTACCTTCAAGTAAACCTGGCATTTTTATCTCCTATTATTCAATTCTTTGCAGCGTAACATAAACATTGTATGTTGCTGTGGTGGCAGAACCAATCTTGCATGTAATCACAAGTTCAATAGCTGACATCTGGGTTGAAATTGAGAGTTCAATGTCCCCATTGAACTCTTCTTCAAATATATCTTCAATTTTACTGACAAAAGCCGTGTCAGTAATGGTACCGCGAAACTGTTTGGCAACTCGTTGACCAAGTTGATTTGTGGCCAAAAATTTTAGATCATAAAACTCTGTGCCAGTAATGGCAATGTTATTACCATTGCGATCTACGGCTACAGTGTCAGCACCTAAACAAACAGCACCAAGTGCAATTTGTCTACAATTAGCGTTACCAACACCAATAGCAAACTCGCTTGAGGTAGTTCCTGCTGCGTTGTTAAAATTTTTCATATATAGGATACCTCTACTGTAAAGTTACCTGCTGTTCCGCCATTGGGGTGATTTACTTTCACATCTTGTCTTGCGTTTGTAATTAATTGAGTGTCTACTGCATAGGAACCTACTTTATTAGAACCATGCTTTCTATATTCCCATACAGCAGTGTTACCAATTTCAACAGTAAAATCATTACCACCAACGATCGCAAGTTCATTGTTGACAACTACAGCAACATTGAATATTCTGCGACCAGCAGTTACAGCACCAAGGATTGAATAGGTTTGCCCAGGCTGGGGTAAATTTATAGTTTGTTTAAGGGTACTGGCATCAGTGCTTTCACTGCGTTGATTCTGGAATCTGTTCCATTGACTACCGTCCCACAAGAACAATGCCCATTCTCCGTTGCCGTCGTCAATCACATAGGCTTGGTCACCAACCAAAGGATAAAGTGCATCGCGGGCAGCAATGTCTGCAACCACGCTAGTCAGGCTTGAGCGCAGACCTTGTTCAATGTTGAGTCCCAGTGCATAGCGACCATTTTGTCCACTGAGTACACCAGCAGTATTAAAAAATACACCATTGAAATCTCTAATGGTAAGTGGTCCGCCATCGGCTCTAATCAGTCTCAACGCAAATGCTGTTGTATTGGCAGGTGTTGTGGTTTGTAAACTAGAAATACTGTTTGCACCCGCAAATGGCTTTCCGTTGGTGTCATTGCTTATATTAACAATATTAATTGCACCGCCTACACTATTACTTAATTTAATTAAACTTCCATTTAACACACTGGCTACAATGTCAGTAATTCCTGCGGCATTTATATCTGACACCATGTCGGTGGCATTTGCTACACTAGGTTCACCGTAGACTGTGCTACCGTTAGTAGTTGTAGTGAAGTTCACTGTAACGCCGTTGATCGATGCAGAAAAAGGAGTATAACCTACTACAACACCATATGCGCTGCCTTGCCCACTGATGTTGCTGGCTGTTCCTGTGGCCGCACCGACCTTGACTGCCGAGACTTTATGATCAGATGTTTTATTGTTGATCAAGGTCACTGCATTATCTAGAGTATAAGTGCCATTGCCACTGGCCAATGTAATCATTGTTTTATTGATTTCAACTATGTCCCCATCTGTACCACCTGGGTTTATGCCCGTGCCTGTAGTTGATGTTGTGATTGCATTGGCTATCTTTAAATAAATTGGTCTACGACTGTCGTCATTGGTAGTTAGGTCGCCGCTACCGTCTATACTTGGATACAAGTAATCTCCAACTACACCAGGAAGTCCAGGAACAAAGTCAATGATGCCATTGGCTGGTCGTAAAATAAATTGATCTGGTCCCGGACCTGAAAATACCACTGTGCCAATAAAGCGATCAACGTTGTCTGGATCACTTAGAGAAAAAATGCCGTCTTCAATACAGATTGCATCGCCTTGCTCAAATCCATGGTCTGATTGTTCCAGCAGGTAATTTGTAAGTGGATTCATGTACTGAAACCTACTCATAACATTGGTAAAGAAGTCAGCCGCTGCTTCACCTGGAACAGGGTCCAGCATTGGGTAACCTAGTTCGTTAATCTGGAAAAAGATCACAGGACCTGGAGCATTAAACAAACCAAAGCCAGTTGGATCGCGGAAGGTATTGTAGCGTAACCTATCTTCGACTACGGCAGTCAGTGAATTATTATCTTTTTGGCTGATGCTCATAATTTGGCAAACCTTGCCGTCGGCAGCACCAGCAACAAAGTCACCTACTTCTATATCTTGAGCATTGAATGCAAAAGGTGTGCGAGTTAGATTACTACCATGTGAGCGATCACCGACGGTGAATGTGACTTCCCAACGAAAATATTGTGGATTTGATCCGCCTGACCAATAAGGATCATCGGTGGCGTTGGCATACGGCCAAAGCGTCATTGGAATAAAAGATTCTGCAACCCCGGCAATTACTTTTGCCGGCTTGTTTAACCCGATAAAAGTGGTTTTCCAAGCATTAATAGACATCGATTATCCTTATGTTGAACTTAGTAAAAATTGTACTACGCAGTGAGTTGTCTGGCCAACCGAGGCTGTGGCGCCAGTCAGTGCCTTAGTCAAGCTCAATGTCATAGTGTTTACACTTGGATTAAACGGACCGAATGCGTCCGGGCTGCCTGAACTACCACCTCCTGCCAATGTTCTTGAACTAAAGTCACTGCCCAATGCTCTTGTAACATAAACATTGTTTACTCTTTGATAACCATATACTTGAACGCCAAGCGGAGCACACACGCTTCCAACAAAAGTGAATATTACGGCAGCTATTGTGCTGGTTGCTGTTGCAATTGCAGCAGTGATACCACCACCCAATACACTTACGCTTAATAGGTTACCGGATGGATCGTAATCAACTTGAACCACGGCACGGAATACACCGCTGCCGCCACCTTCAATGTCTCCAGCCGTGCCTGGTGCCCAGCTATTACCATTCCAGACCAATGCCTGGCCAGTTGCTGGTATTGTGTCGACTACATTGGACAATTGAGCTAAATTGCTTTGTCCCAGGCGCGTGTCAAATCTTGCATTAGTATAGTATAAATTTGAAACACCTTCAGCGACATTGTCTGTTGTTGATGGGCTGATATTGGTGCTAAAAGTACCAGTTGAAATGTCGTAGCTCAGACCTGTACCAGCCGACACAGCATTTCTAGCAAGTGAATTACTGAAATACTTGTTAGTAGAACCTTCGCTTAGATTGTCGGTTGACTTAGCAGTAAGTCTTGCATCCCAGCGAGAGTTAGTAAAGTACAAGTTACTTGTACCTTCAGCGATATCAGTAGAACTTAGAACTACTGCTCCAGTCTTTGTGTTAACACTAGAGACTGCGCCGCTGCCGCTGGCACCTCCGCCGCCTAGTTGTCCTCCCGAAGACGCTTTAATTGGCATTTTATTTCTCCTGTTTATTCTTTTATAGGCTTAGAACTACTCGTTGGCAGGTGCCTAATGCCGAAACTGGCTCACCCAAATGACTTCTTGCAATTTTTGCTCTTAGATAAACAAAGTTTCCTATTAAGTTAAAAGTTTCAACCTTGGTTGCCGCGTTTTCGACATTGAAGTAATCGGTATCGCTTCCTAATCCTATAGGAAACCAATCGCTTTCACTTGGATTATCGCTTAGGCTAGCATCTATGAGCAGCCTACCTTTGAAATTTTTTAGATAAAAACCAACAGTATGCATTCCGTCTGCAAAACCATAGTATCCATCAGCACGAATAGAGGGTCCGGTTTGATCCAGTTGACCATTGGCGATTAGCATGTTTGTGTTACGTATACTCATAGGTTATTCCTTGGCAATTTCAACAATTGCGTTCGTACCAACCAGCTGTTGTACCACTGCTTCAAGATTAGAAACAATCTCTTCACCGAGCACAGGGGCAACATCTTCATCGTTTTTATGCAGTGAGCTGACCTTGATTACAACCAATTCTTCGTGTATTTTCGCCATAGAAAAAGCCTCCAACGCTATTTAGCGCGGAGGCTTGGTTTGGATCAATAGCTTTTAAGGTGCTCTTATTCTTTCAAAACGTTCAATAACTGTACCGCATTGCAGTTTAAGCAAGGCAGCATCATCATTGGAAGACAAATAAAGATACAGCGGCTGACCCCAAGCATACGAGTTTATGCTGTTTACGGATTTTAAAATATTCATTAACAAACCAGCAGCATGCCAGGAATTTTGTTCTAAGGAATTAACGGCTGCTTTAAAATTTTCAATCTCGTTTTTAAGATGTGATGTATACAGTATTCGGGCCCGTATTTTGAATCGACCATACCATGGTCTTTCTCTTACCACATCAGCAGTATGCTCAAACAGCAATCGTTTGGCTTTATCATTTTTTGGCTTCCACACTTCAACAATTCTATGTGAATATAGACCGAGAATCTTTTCTAGTTCTTTTTCAGTGGACACAAAAACACTGACATTACCTTCTCGTCTTACACCTGCGGCAGGCACTTCTTTTTTAACGACCTTAATTATTTCTCCTACTTCTCGAAGTTTTTTCTGACGGTCTTCTAGGTCTAGAAAATATGGTTTTTTCAACTCAAATCGAGCTACGTTTAAATTTGCATGAGATCTACTGACATTGGCACGAATGACAATCTTTATGGGCCATTGTTTCCAAAACAGTTTTTGTGTATCGCGAATAATCATGAAATTTCTAGCTCGCCATTATGCACTGATATTGTGTGTACAGTACAGTTTTCTTTGATAATTCGTTTAGCAATGGGTAATCTAACCTTGTCATTGATCAGTCGTCTCATTGGCCTTGCACCCATAGTGTCGCTGTGTCCATTGACAGCAAGCCAAGCCAGGGCATCGTCAGTGTATACAATAGTCTGACCTTGTCCTGCTAACTGATCGCGGATTTGACGCATGAATTTATCAGCAATGCGCTGAATAATTTCTTTTTCAAGTCTGTTAAACTTGACCACTGCATCAAGCCTGTTGCGAAATTCAGGTGCAAAGAAACGCTTGACTGCTTCTTCGCTGGCGCCGTCATTGAAACCTCCGCCAAAGCCAATTACCTGCTTTTCAACGTCTACGGCACCCAAGTTAGATGTCATAATAACAAAGGCATTGCGGGCACTGGCCTGCTTGTTGTCGCTGCCAGTAACAATACCGTTGTCCATGATTCCCAATAGAACTTGAATTACAGCAGGGTGTGCTTTTTCAATTTCGTCAAATAACAGCACACAGTTTGGCACACGCTCAAGTTCATTAATCAATTTACCCGAACCTGCTTTGCCTTCGCCATAGCCCACATAGCCCGGTGGTGATCCAATCAAGGATGCAATTTTGTGTGGTTCATGGTATTCGCTCATGTCAAAACGAATCAGTTCCATGCCCAGGCCTTGTGCCAGTTGCAGTGCTAGTTCAGTTTTACCTGTACCAGTGGGGCCAACAAACAAGAAATTAGCCATTGGGCGGTTAATTTCCTTGAGACCGCTCTTGGCAATATAAACCATGTTCATGAGCCGTTCAATAGCCGCGTCTTGGCCAAACACATTAGTACGCATACGACTTTCAAGGTCGGCCACTGCCACATTCTTTTGTTCGCCCAGTTGCTCAATGGGTACACGAGTTAGTGCGCTGATTTCATGACGGATATCGTCCTTGGTCAGTAATTGTCCTACTGGGCAGTTGGTTACACGAAGATTGGCCATGGTTGCATCAATGATGTCAATGGCCTTGTCTGGCAGCTTTTTGTCCAGCATATATTTCACACTGAGATCAATTGCTAGATCAATGGTATCATCGGTAATAGTCAGCTTATGGTAATCAGCATACAATGGTGCTATTCTGCGTAGCATGGACTTGGTATCGTCAACGCTGGGTTCTTCAATGTCAATCTTAGTAAAGCGACGCAGCAGGGCACGGTCTTTTTCAAAGTTTTCACGGAACTCTTCATAGGTTGTGCTGCCAATACAACGCAGCTTGCCTTTTTCAAGGCTTGGTTTCAACAAATTGGCCACATCCATGCTACCTTGACCAGCTGAGCCTGCACCCATGATCATGTGAATTTCATCAATGAACAGGATAGCATCATCGCGTTCTTCCAGTGCTTCAAGCACATGTTGCATACGCTCTTCAAAGTCTCCGCGATAGCGTGTACCTGCCAGAAGACGTCCCATGTCCAAGTTGTAGATTGTTTTCTTTTTCAATACCTCGGGTACTTCATTACGAATAATAGCAACTGCAAGGCCTTCAACAATGGCAGTTTTACCAACACCTGGCTCACCAACCATGATGGCATTGTTCTTTTTCTTGCGAGTTAGAGTTTGTGCAAGGCGGAGTACTTCGCGCTCTCGACCAATCAGTGGGTCAATCAGTTGCTTTTCGGCACTCTTGTTGAGGTTCGTGGTGTATTTGTTGAGAAGCTTTTCGTTGTCGCGTTTTTTGGCAGTCTTGCTTTCTTTGCTACGACCATCCTTGAGCTTGCCAACATAGTTAATGATGGTTTCTTTAGTGACACCGTTCTTAGCCAGAAAGAAGTTGGCATGACTATTCTTTTCACTGGCAATACTGATCAGCAGATCCAGTGGTTCCATGTGACCGCGACCTGTGAAAATAGCCTGTGTATAAGCACGATTAAAACAACGCTCTAGGGTCGCGGTTTTACGCGGCTTAGTGACACCTTCAACATGAATGTCGCTTTGTTCGCGCAGCCAGCTGTCAATTTCTTCTTTGAGAAGCTCAACATTGACTTCGAGTTCCATAAGAGCATCTCGAATCTCGTCTTCGTCCAGCATGACACGCAAAATATGCTCAAGCGTAACATATTCATGCTCTCTGTTAAGAGCTTCTTGAAATGCGCGAGCAATAACTTCGTTAATTCGATTGTTGTTGTTTTCTTCTGGATTCATTTTGTCCTTTTAACTTTTTTCTTTGACGGGCAAGTGCCATTTTTAAGCTGAGTTTTCCAGCATAATTTATAAACACTGTACCATTCAAATGATCTAGTTCATGTAAGTAGCACCTTGCTAGTAATCCTTCAAATCGTTGCTCGATCAATTTACCATTTAGGGTACGATATTGTGCTTGTACCCAAGATGGTCGCTTGATATTTAACCAAAGTGCTGGGTAGGATAAACACCCTTCTTGTGCAACAACCAAGTCTGCGCTGGTATCAAGTACCTCTGGATTTATACAAACATAATTGGGTCCTTGTTGACTACCCATTACAAACATTCTTAGAGCCATACCAACCTGTGGCGCAGAAAGGCCTATACCGCCATTGCTCCACATGACCATAAACATGTCTTTGGACAGTTGGGTTAGGTCAACATCGTCACCAACGGCTGGCATGGTCATTGTCAGTATTGGATCATTGCTTTCAACAAGCTTTAATTCAATCATATGATTTATTATACACTGACATTAAAGTAGTGTCAATTAGTTTTTGGCTTGTAAAATTCATTGAGTTGTTTTTCAAGGTCCTGCTCGCTTAATTTTGGTACTTCAACATGAATCAAAATATAGGCGTTGGTTCGTTGAGAAGAACCACGAATAACAAATCCTCGATCCTTGAGCCTAATTTGGGTGCCATCTTGTGTGCCTGCAGGAACAGTTATATCCAACAAAGAACCTGTAATATCGGTGATTTGAATTGTACCACCAAACATGGCTAGCCAAACATTAATCTTGATCTGAGTAAACAGATCATTTTTTCTCAAAGTCCAGATATCATGGTCCTGAATATTCGGTTTAACATAAACATCACCAGGAGGACGACTGTTGATCATTGTTACACCATCGCCGGCATAGCGAATTTTTATATCAGGTGTTGTTCCTGTAGGGAATGTTACAACCAATCGTTTTTCTTCGCCATTGGGCAAGACAAATTCGATGGTTTTGGTAAATCCGTGAAATGCTTCTTCGAGGCTGCAGGGTACATTTAGCGTGATATCTGGATTTCTTACCTGTCCAGCATCTGCATGCGTTCTAAAACCAAATTGGGCAAAAGGATCATAGCCGCCTGCTGCTCTACGACCCATATTAAAAATATTTTCTAAGTCGTCAAATCTGCTATGAGTGTTTTGTTTGGTATTTTTTTCTTTAACTAATACATCATAAGCAGTTTGAATTTCTTGAAATTTTTTTGTATCACCACCTTTGTCAGGATGATGCATAGAGGCTAGCTTACGATAAGCCTTTTTGATTTCTTCTTCAGTAGCGCCGGGAGGAATACCTAAGGTGCGGTAATGCTGTATGCTCATGTTGCATACCTACCCGTTATTTGATATTATTAAAGATTCGTTTTTGTTCATTGTACCATTCGCGCCAAGCTTCAAGTTTCGCAGAGCATTCATGATACTTTTCATAGTTTATGGTAACCGTAGTTACAAGCTCGCTGAGCTTTACTTCGGGTTTACCTATGATTTGTAAAGGACCACAATCCTTGTTTAGACTTTCGGGAATGGAAGGAAAGTTACTAGTTACAGGTACAGAAATAGCTGAACAAGCACCCAACATGGTGGCCAGTCCCAGTACTGTTATTATTTTGGTAAGAAATCTCGCCATGGTCGTTTAGGTTGTGCAGCTCGATCTATCTCACTGGTATTTACAGTAGTTCCTGGAACAGTTACTTCGTCAATAGCTTTGTTTTGGGCGGCAGCGTCGTGTGCTTTAATAACAGCAGGTGTTATCTTACAAGATTCATCGGCTATTTTGACTTCTCTGTCAATGTATTTGACCACAGTCTCGCCTTTTTCTTTGATTATGCGGGTTTTGGTTACCACACGCTCAACTATCCGAGTGTTAATGTTAGCTGCCTTGGCTTCGGCTTCTGCAACTTTGACCTCTAGTTCAGCAACACGAATATTCCACTCACGATCCTTGGCAATACCGCCTTCATACCAAATACCTAAAACAGTTAAAAGTACGCCCACAATTTGCATGGGAATTGAGTACTTGGAAATCAAAGGAATCCTTCGCAGGGACCAACCGGCCAACAGGAGCAGCACACCTGCAATTAGGATTAGATGAAATACTATGTCTGGTAACCAATTTAATGCCCACATGCGTTACTGTCCTTTATGTCTATATACGATACGACCCTTGGTCACATCATATGGACTCATTTCAATATCTACATAATCTCCGGGGATTATGGTAATTTTATTTATTCTTAACTTTCCAGACAAGTGTCCTAGAATGTTCTGTCCTGTTTCTAGTCCAACCCGGAATAGAGCGTTGGGTAAGGCCTCAGTAATTTGCCCTTTAAGGGTAAAACTTTCTTCTTTAGACATTAGTACTTAGTTAAGTTTTTCATCCTCAAATAATAATCGCGGCTCTCTGCTGGTAGCAGATAAAGCTTTGGATCTTGAACTATTGTACTACTAAGATCACCTAATGTCAAGTCCTGTCTTTTGCCGTTCATACCAGCAAATTTCCATTGTAGGACCCCGGTAATGTGTTCAATATCTTTAACTATGTCTAAGATCTTTTGGGTAAGGCCCGGAAGTCTTTTGATTTCAATGTACACATGAAATTTGCCGTCCTGGTCGCTGGCATCACTTACTTCAACATCATCGATACCAGCCGAACTCCATTCTAAAAATCCACCAAGGTCCTCGGCAGCATTGGCATTGTTGATTTTAAAACAAAGGACCACAGTATTTTCTTCAGAACCTAGCTTGGGTTTGTGACGATCAATTTCAATGAGCTCGCTGACCAAATCTTTAAGATCATCGCAACGTAGATTTTCTCTAAGTTTGTACTTTCGCTGCTTTATCATTTTGTTATTTATTTTCTAGTGTTTCTTGTGATTGAGACTTATTTAATAAACCTTGAGCCCCATCAAGCTCTTCTGAATAGGCTGCATCAACACTGTCATAATCAATGTCGTCAATGTCCTTGATATCTTCACTGACATCTATTAGAGTTTTGGGAATTCGTAAATTTACCAGCCATACATGTTTGGCTATTACTCTAGGAGTGCGCTCACCAGTTTCTTCATTGGTAACAATGTCATCTGAAGATTTAACTTTAGCAAAGGTTTCAAGTACATCGCGTCCGTATTTGACCTTACAGCCGTTTTTGACCAAACGCATAGCAGCATCAGGATTGGGCATCATTTTTTGTGGGTACATTAGTGTTAGGTCAACCCAATGACGCTCTACAAATGGGCCGTCAACAACTTCACCGCTGAGCCAGTTTTCGTAAGCATAAACATCCATACGATCAAGAATGCGGTCAACTTCAACCAATGTGTCAATAACATTGGGACTGCTGTGTATACGATCTAGGTTTTGATAAATGGTATCTTGCTTTGGCATAGTTTGATATTTAGCTCTTTGACCCCGTAACCCTGCTCAAGTTTGAGTTCAGAGTTAAATAAGTTTGGTTCAGCGATGAATCAGCTCAACTAGTTGGGCTGAACATACAACGTTAAAACTGTTTGCATGAAATCAGCCCAACAATATACTTATTGTAAGGAGCAAGATGAGAAAACAGCAAAAACGATCCTATAACCAAGATCGTAGAGTTGCATATGATGGTAACGCAGTAATTAACCTTAATCATTATAGAAATTATGAAGAAAAGCCCTCTAAATACAAACGAGTAGAAATTATACCCCGTAATTTACGCCAAGAAGACTACTTGGCACATCTAGAAAACCCACAAAAAGACATGGTATTTGCCCTGGGACCAGCCGGTACAGGCAAAACCCTTATTGCTACGCTCTGGGCAATCCAGCAATTAAAAACAAGTAAAATTGAGTGCATTGTTATCACCAGACCAGCAGTTAGCGTTGATGAACAACATGGCTTCTTGCCCGGTGATCTCATGAGCAAAATGGCACCATGGACTCGTCCTATATTTGATGTGTTTCGTGAATACTGGAACGCAAAACAAATTGAATCAATGATCACTGAAGGTATCATTGAAGTTGCTCCACTGGCTTACATGCGCGGACGAACATTCAAAAGCAGCGCGGTGATTGCTGATGAAATGCAAAATGCTACGCAGAGCCAAATGAAAATGCTGTTGACAAGAATTGGTGAAAACAGCAAATTTATTATCACTGGTGATCTTGAACAATACGACCGAGGCTATGAAAATAATGGATTAAAAGACTTCATGGAAAAATTAATTAATAACGACAAGTCAAGCAGACTTGCTGTCGTTAAATTTGATGTTAAACATGTTGAACGTCATCCTGCGGTTGTTCAAGTACTAGAAATTTACGGAGACTAAAGTAAGGGGCCTAGGCCCCTTACGTGACACTAAAAATTAAGTGTCCGCGAATTGCTGGCAGCATTAAAAGTCTACGCCGTTGTCGCGACAGCATTGTTGGAACAAGATTTAATGCAGTATGCCATACTCGCGTGTCTAGAAGCCAAACTTTACCGTCGGCTGGAATATGCGTGGTATATGCCTCATTGCTATCTAGATCACTGACTGTTACTATTGTACAAAATTTGTTTGTGGCCAGTGCAATATGATATCGTAATGTGGTATGCAAATCTTTGTGCAACTGAAAGCCTGCACCTGGCCCTAAATATGCACAATGTATTCTACTAATCTTGCCAAGATGTGAGTTATTGGCATTGTGCCAATCCGTGACTGCACAAATCACTTCCCAGAGATACCCCTTTGTTACAGCTTCGTTGAATTGTGTAAAGTCTTTGGTGGATAAATTGAATAGTTGTTGAATCTCATTTTCTCCTCGGCATAATGCACTAACAAACAGTTCTTTGGTTGTTTTGATATCGCTAGGAAGTTTTTCAGGATGATTGAGATTAAAGGTTTTTTGGCCATCAACAGTGTGTTCCATGCTTTTACTATCGAAGCCGTGTGTTGACTGTAACGCATCAATTTCCTGTGTGAGTCTGTTGATGTCAATGGTTAATCCAGTTGGTTCAACTAATCCTGGAATAACATCTCGATTTACAAAAATCATTTTTACTCGCCTCGGCGAACTCTTTCGAGCTCAACAAAGGTTGCGCTTAGATTGATCTCTGGATCTGCTGCCAGGCTGTGATTTACCATGCCCTTGCGAATCATCAACAATGCCTGATCCTGTGTGTTTTCATCTGCGCCCCAGAGGTCTAGATTTCTGTACATAAACCGATACATGTCATCATACTCTTCGAGAGTGATTTGACTGATGATTAGGTTTCTGGCTTCCCTAATACGACCCTGCCTAAACAGATCCACCATACCCAGTCGCCAATCTGTAGAAGTGTCATCTGCTTGAGGTGGCAACAAGGTTCCTGTAGTGCTACGCAGTTGCACTGTGTTGATTGCCTTGCGTAGATCTGGATAACAGGCCTTGACATAAAGCTGAAGGGTTTCGGCTTCAAGCTCAACTTTCTCAGCTACTAAAATTTCTGCCAATCTGCGAGTAAACTCTGTTTCATCAAGTCTTTTAAATGAAATAAATTGCAGTCTGCTATGCAAAGCTGGAATAATCTTATTGGGATAGTTGCAGGTAAAGATGAATCGCACACCTTCATGATATTGTTCCAGCATACCACGCAAGATACCCTGTGCTGGGGGAGTAATGTAGTCGGCCTCGTCTAACAGCACGATCTTAAATGGCCCCATGGACATAGTAGAGCAAAAGTTGTTTATTTTGTTACGCAAAAAGTCTACGCCGTTGTCGCGACTTGCGTTGATGTGTATGAACTCGGCTGGATCAACACCAAGTTCGCGTTCCAATACCTTAGCAAGTGTAGTCTTACCTGAACCTGGTGGACCTGCTAACAGCAAATGAGGAATGTACTTTTGGTCAATCCAAGTTTCGACCATATGCTTTTGATCGCGATCAATCCATACATAATCATTTACTGTTTTGGGCCTATAGGCTTCGACCCATAATTGCTTCATAACTTATCCTTTTGAATGACACCTATTATTAATATTATAGTATATGATATCAATGGCGAACAGTCAAGAGTTGGATTCACCAAACGCCAATATCAGTGATGTCGATACGAGTGTCGTGTTTTTCAAATAAGTCAATGCAAACAGCTACAACTGGCCCAATACCACCGGTGTTATCACTAGTGCCTTCGACTTTGATGTTAAAACTATTAGTGTCAGAAAAACGTTTGGCAATTTCACTTATCTGTTCAATTTGTTTACGTGTCAATGTAATCGATGTCATATAGTCATCTATGTCCTTGTAATATGTTTAACATTTTATCTTGCCTTCGTTCGTTTAACCATGCTTCTTCAACGGAGAACAACGAACACTTTTTTAACTGTCGCTGTGTTTCCCAAAGGATTTCATAAAGCTTTTGTTTTTGTCCCCAGTTGTAAAATCCATCCATTCGGGGATCTGTGGCATTGTAACCAAGTTTTCGAATTTCATTAAGAACTGTGTCTAAGTAGACTTCTTGCAAAATGTTTCCTTGATTTTTCTAAAGAGGTTTAAATATCTAATTAGATGTCGGCAGGTTCTTCGTCACTGACCAAAAGTACTTCTTTGTTGTCCAAATGAACTAACTTTAGTTTTTCGCCGTTGTGTTCACATTCAAACTGACGGCTCCAACGACCATGCGACACTAAGACATATTGCCCTGGCTTAACCCAATCAATATCTTTACCAACCAGCCTAACTCGTGCCCAGCGGGCACGAATAGCATGCTCTTTGCCGTCGGAAGCTTTTAAAACAATACCACCGGATGTTTTTTTCTCATCAAGTCCCAGCAGCTCTGCTAGGACTCGTTTTCTCAGTGGACGAATCATTTGATTCAACATTTTAAATTTCCTTTGGATCAAGTCTCGGATTAAGAGGGTCTAATTCTACGCGCATACTACCATCGCTGTATTCGTATTCAGTTGCAGATCCTTCGGGTGTGTTAATTTTTCTTGAATTCACAACAGTTGGCTGCGTTACGGCTTCTTTTTTTGTTACTGGTTGCTCTGCAGGCTTAATAACTGCATCCGGCGACGGCGCATCTCTTTTAACCGGTGTGATAGTTTTATCTGCCTTTAAACTGACCGTTTTATTCTCGGTGGCGGACAAATTTGCCGCTGCCTGGGCAATTTTATTGGCAGGTAATTCTACCTTACCGGTACGCTTATTAATAATATCTCCGCGGGCATTCATTGATACATTACCAATGGCTCGAACATCACCATTTTTTTCAATGAAAGCACTCATATTAAATTCTTTGCCAAGGTGAGTTTTGTGTCTTGAAATTTTACTCATCGAATAAACTCCTTAATATCTAGTTCATACTTAATTGGATTAATCGAGTGCAGTCCGACCAAGAATAGCAAAAAAGAGCTAACCGAACTACCTCGTCCAACTCCCCAAATAATGTTATTTTCTTTCATAGTATCTACCAAATAAATCATAAATTTCAGTAACTGCTCCATATTGCGTTCTCTAAACAATGCCAATTCCAATGCAACTCTTTCAGCTTCAACAACACTGTTGACCCGTTGAGCAAAGTACAAATCAAGGTCTAGTTGTTGATATCGATCAGGCATGTGCCATTGACCAACAGCTTTTTCCACACTGTCAGGTAATGTTTCATTTCTGAACACAGGCGGCTGTCCTAAATTTGCACAGCCAGCAAAATAATTTGCCAAATCTAAATTCTTTACAGTTAAAGAACCAGACTTGTCTTGATAAAGCAATTCTATCAAGTCTTGTTCTTTTATACCAGTTGTTGGCATATTAGTTGACAATGCTATCACCAAATGGATCTTCTTTCTTTGCAGCTAATTCAAACTGTTGCCTGTAACCCAGTTCCCACATGGCCTGCCTGATTTCTTCCATGTGCAAAAGCAATTGATTAAGTGTTGCTGGGCTGCTTTTACCAGCCAAAGCAGCATTGTATTTTTTAGAAATAAAACGCTGCCGTTCCATTAGCTGTTCAAAAGTCATTGACAGGTATTCTGTGCCCATAATTTTTATTTGCTTTACGGAGAAAAACTGTTGCCGCAACCGCAGCTGGATTGTGCATTGGGATTTGTAATTGCAAACCTTGCACCTTCAAGATCCTCCTTGAAATCAATCACTGAACCCTCCAGGTACTGCATACTCAATGAGTCAACTAGCACTTTGAAGGTACCAAAATTTAATTCATAGTCATCTTCATTTTGTTCTTCGTCAAAGGTAAAACCGTAACTCATACCACTGCACCCTCCACCTTGTACAAAGGTGCGGAGATTCAATTTAGGATTGTTTTCTTCTAGCAATAGACCGCAAATTTTAGTTTTGGCTGATTCAGTAATTTCTATCATGATTAAGACCTCAAAATAATGTCAATTAACTCTTGCTTTTTCTTACGTGAATTGAATCCAATTCCGCAACTTCTAGCATAAGCAATGACTTCTTTCTTAGTTAGCCGATTTAGGTATTCTGTGTCATGTCGTGTGCTCACAATTAAGGGTTTAGGTGGATTTTCCTCCTTGATTTTGTTGCTTAACCACTTTTTGATTTTATCTTCCATTTCCCAACGCTATTTTAGCATACATTGCATCATTTTTCAGTTGAAAAAGCAACCATGCTCGTCCATTTAAAAATCCCCACCCTGTCCACTTTTCTGAAAGATCTAACATTAGATCTAGTACTTCTTTTTTTATTCCTTGCATTGCTCCAAGATTATGCGGTTCAAATTGACTGATAGCATTTGGTACACGAAAAGCCCAAACTTTTTTAGGTTTAGGGCCTTTATATTGACTATAACTCTGCGGGAAATCTTTGACGTACATAAGCTTCATTGTTATACTTCATAGGTGGCACTGTTGCCTGCGTGTTCAAACACTTCTGCAGATTTGATACGTACAGATGAATTCAGCGGATAGCGATGATTGCCGTTTTTTAGCAACCAATTCATTTTATCGTAGCACATTTTGGCAAACATTTCGCAGCCCACACCTTCTACAATTCGTAGGTCACAAACTCCCAATCTGCGATAAGGCTCCATTTGAACATAGGTTGGCTTGCCGTCGAATTTAGAGTCAGCACTCCAACCACTTAATTCTTTAAAACGATCTAGCAAAGGATCGTCTTCGGCAATAATTGTGGTATGGTCAAACATGTGATCTGCCCAGGTTTTAAAATCTTTGAGCCCACCAAAGTCCATACCCCAATGATTTTCATCAAGTGTGGTACATTCAAACATAAGTCGGATACCAATAGAGTAACCATGTAGCAGCGAACAATGACTATGTGTGGCACGCCATTGTCTAAAGCAACAACTGAGTCCTCGCTCATTACCGTATGTTTTTGTAGAATAAAACTTAGCCATTGTTATCTCCATCGATTAGCAATGGCGGCAGAATTTCTTAATCGGGATGACGCCAAGACCGATACTACCATTCCCGGAAATATCCCGGGTATTGTAAGTGCTAGCAACATATATTTATGAATATACTATCTATTGATTAGCTCATTAATTCCTAAGGCTTTAAAGGCTCGTTGAACACCAACTACCTGGCTCCAGCAGTCCCAAAGTGCATGATGAGCAGCACCCTTGGGCCGTTCAAGCCTTGGTACTAGCGCATAAAGTGTACGAGCATCACGGGCTTGCCAATACTTCCAAGCCACACCACGTTTGAGCTCTCGGCTAAAGTGTTCAAGAATGTTTAGGTCAAATCCTGTACCATTGGCCCAGATAGTATCAAGACCACCGCACCAGCGATGGAAATCTGCTAGCACATTGCGAATGTCGTGTCGATTATCCTCAGCAAAGGCTTCTTCTTTAACTTTGTCAGTTTGCTGTCCCCACCATTCCAATGTAGCATCATCAATGACATGATTAAGACCTTCATAGCCTTCAAAATTAACACGGCGATAAAATGTGTCCATTTTTTCCAATGGATTGTCAATATCGTCCAACCAGGGATTAAAACGTACAGCACCAATGGTAAGCATGAGACTATTGGGTTTGGTGCCCAATGTCTCTAAGTCAACCATAATATGATTTCCCGGATTAGCCTTGTTCACCGGTAACTTCCACTTTTGTCAATTCCCAGCTACCATTGCCCTGATCAGTCCACTTCAATGTATCGCCTACTTTCCATCCAACCTTTTCCAGTAGATCAGAAGGAAACTCCAAGAAAAAATCTCCGGTCTCAGGATCTTTTTGCACTGTAAGAGTCGCCATGTTCACGCCTCCGGCTTTTTCATTTAATTTTTCGTCCATTAAAATCATTAGTGTTCAGCATGTTAGGGCATTTCTGTGCCATTGCTTCTAGTTGGTTCTGTGAAGGGTAATGTCGCATAACCCACCTAGCTCGTTCTCGAATATTACCAGGTACTCGTGGTGTGGATTGAGGGATTAACAAATCTTCAATGAGCCGCATTCCTTCAATCAAGGCTCTGTATCGCTCGTCAGGTAATGTCATTGTGTTTTCGCTTTCTGCGTGAGTTAAGTCCAAAGGCCTCTGCGAACCTTGATAAGGCGTATCATCATAGCCTCGTCCTCGGCTTCATAGGCCTGTTCAATTTTATGTGTTTTGTCAAGCGCAACCTTGGCTGCTTCTGCTTCTTCAGGTGTG